GGATTTTGGTGATGGCGGGGTTAGTAACTTAAAGAACCCGTCTCATGTGTATAGTGAAGATGGGTTCTTCAATGTTAGGTTAACATCAACCACCGGTACAGATATAAGTGATATCAATATGACCATAGGGGTTGGAAATTTAACCAATATATTAAACACTTCTTTATTAGCTTTAACCTTCTATTACTTACCAAGTACACTGTTAACCAAAAGCGAGCAGCTAGTAACTTTAATACAAACTTGGCAAATGTATTTACAACCACTAATGGAAAATCCACTAGTAGACGCCCAGGATACACACAATGAGTTTATGTGGCCAGCTCTAAGTAATAAATTAATAGCTATGTTAGTAGCTAAGGAAGTAATACTTAAAGAGGCAACATCATACTTAGCAAACATTGCAAATGAAGGTGCATCAGCATCATCATCAAACACTACTTCAAACTCATCACCAGGAAGGTCTATCAAGTCAATTGAGACTGGGCCTACTAAAACAGAATGGTACGAAGGAAATGATTCTGTAACAAATTCAGAAACACTTAAAAACATTGGAGCATCATTCACAAGGGCTTTAGCACCAGGTGGTATACTAGAATTACTTACTAAAGCAATATGTGAATTATCTCAAAAATTAACCATATACTTACCTACATGTGGGCAACCACCTAAACCGGTAAGAGGCTTTAGGATAGGCACTACACCTCAGGTTGGTTCATATTTTAATGCTAAAATCCTAGAACAAGAATACTGGGAAACAGAAATACCTTGGTAGATTATGGGACACATGACACAAGCCGATTGGGATGCTCACATAGCAGCAATCAATGAATTTCATTCAGATGCTTTCCAACAACCAGTAACCTGGAAGAAAATGTTAACAGACTTATCACTAAATGGTGAAGATGATGTTAACAGAACTGTTGATATAGAACTAAAGGCTTTGGTAATGTATAATTACTTTAGAGCCTGGCCTACATCTAGGGTAACTAAGACTGGGGAAATAGATGCCGAGAGTTGTTTAATATATTTAAACAACCAATACCTATCAGATGGTAACTATCTAAATTCATTTGGGCAATTCCAATTTAACCCAGTAGAGGACAGGTTTATAATTGCTGGTATAGCATATAAAGCCTCAGGTGAATCACAAGTAGCACAGGCTGGTGATAAACCCATACTACACTTCATAATACTAAAACGAGAAGAAATACAATCACACGATAATAAGTACTAAATGATTTCAAAGAACCGTTCATTAGGTGGCTCTTTACCATTTGTTATAGAACCATTTGGCCCTTGGGTAATGACATCAGCTTTAATAGCTGATTTACCTGCGTTAATAACGATGGGTAGTTTAAAGGGACAAAAATCGGCAGCTGAGAAATTGAAAGCATTAATCCGTAAAAATATAAGGAATAATGGTGTACCGGGAAATAAACCCTGGTCATCTATACCATATAGTAGTAAGTATGAAAAGGAAAAGGCTAAAGCTGAAACTGCTTATGGGGTTAATTCTAAATTAAGAAGAACGGGACTATATTATAGAAGTATATCGGTATGGAGTAATGGGCATACTTATTACATAGGTATAAAGAAAGGTGTAAAAACATCTAGTGGGGGTAAGACACTTGGGTATGTAGCCCAGTTATTAGAGAAAGGTAGTTCAGTTAGAAATATAAAAGCCAGACCTCTATGGGCTCCAACCTTTAAACAATTCGGTGGAAACAAAAGAATTAAATCAATTATAGTTTGGCATATAGCCCGCCTGATATTAGTTAGGCATGGCGTAAGAGTCCAAATATACTAATCTTAAAGAATTATGCTATCAAATCTAGAAGAGTTACTAGAGCGCTCTATATTTCACGCTATAAGGGAAAAAACTGTAGCTGAAGGTTACTTACCAAATATTAATACATTTGATGTAAGTAATATTGATAATACTGTAGCAGCAGCTGCTAAGGTTAGTTATGAAAATGCTAAGACCAATATTTTTAATACTAAAGGCTTTGTAGTTGATGTCTTTGGTGTTGGTAATAACCAAGCTAAAGGATTAAAGAAAGTACCCAGGATAGTGGTAGATACCCAAACATTCCAACCCGGAACATTAGGTGGGGATACATCACCAGTATATGAGAACGTTAATGGTATATTTGTTAAGTCATCAAATCCCTCACTAGCATCAGATTTTTTCTACAATGTATATGCTGTAGCAAATAATGTAAAACAGTTAAGGGTATTAACAGCAATCATATCATCAGCATTACCTCGTAGGGGTTATATAAAAACATACCTTGATGAAAGGTTACAATTCAGTGGTAACATATTAACAGTATTTACAGGTAGTATGGATAGTGATGACTTAACTGAAGGTGTAATGGAAAAGGTATTTAGCTATGCCTCAACAGATGTATTTGAAGGATTACCGGAAACAATAACTACAATTGTGAATGGTGAAGAGTTTGACTTAGTACCAATATCAGAAATAAAATTAGAACCTTTAACAACATTATAAAAACTATAACACTATGTCACTTACCAGTATAAAAACCTATATACAAAATAGCTTACCTTCAGGTAATGAAATACCAATGACTATATTGGTTGCAGTCCTACTTGCAATGGTTGATGATAACTATGAAATTGGACCAGACGGTGGGTTGGTATTTACACAGGAACTATTAACCAAGTTAAATGGTATAGCTATAGGAGCCCAGGTAAATGAAACATCACACCCCATATCATTTATAACTGGTTTACAAAGTGCATTGGATAGTAAAGTTAATTCGACATTTGTTAATAATGCAATTAACCTATTAAAAGGAAATGCACCAGAGACATTAAATACTTTACAGGAGTTAGCATCGGCTATTAACAATGACCCAGATTTCTATAACACTATGATGGGGTTAATAGCCAGTATTAATAATAATGATGATGTAAAAAAACAAAAGATAGTTAGTGCAGATTATACTATATCAAGTTTGGATGATGGTTATGATATCATATTTAAATCAGCCATTGATATCACAGTAACTGTGGAAGATACATTAATAGATAGCTTCAATTGCAACTTCTTTAATGATGATGTTGGTGTAGCTTATTTCGTAGCAGAGGTAGGAACTAACCTATCATCACCAGATGGAGCTGGAGCCTCACTAGCACAGGATAAAGTAGGTGCTATGTTTAAGATTATGGATTTAAATAGTTATAAACTAAAAGGTGAATTTGTATAATGAAAGCCATTAAAAACTTAGTATATAGATGGGGTAGGGATGGTACTGTAACAACAACTACTGTAGCCCCAACAACAACTACCGCTGCTCCAACAACAACAGCCCCTACTACTACAACTGTAGCACCAACTACTACTACTACAGTAGCACCCGATGTTACAGCACCATCAATACCCCAAAACACAAGATTTGAAAATGCTGATTTTGGAATTTATTAATATAAAAATATAGATTATGGCTTTAGGAGATTATTCATTTAATTGGGATGCATCAACAGATACAGGAGGTTCTGGACTTAAATTCTACAGGGTCTATAAAGATGGTGTTCAACAAGGGACAACTACTAACCTGTGGTATCCAGCAGGTTATGGAGCTTACCCAACAGGTTGTTGGTCAGTAAAGGCAGAAGATAATGCGGGTAACTTATCAGGAGCACTAACTTGTATAAGTTATGCGGATACTACACCACCAACACAAGTAACAGGTGTTTCTGCTACAGTGGCTGATGCCAGCACTGTAATAACTTGGAATGCATCAACAGACAATGTGGGCGTAACCGAATATAAAATAATCATATCAGATAGTGAGGCAATTCCAACTGTACTTACAAATTATACAACTAACTTAACTTTCACACAAACAGGGTTAGTTAATGGCAGACAATATACTGTAACAGTACAAGCAAGGGATTTAGCTGGTAATTGGTCTACTCTTAGTACAGCAGTTAATGTTACTCCAGTAGCAGCAACTACAACAACTACCACAATGGCAGGAGATACACCACCACCAACTACCACAATGGCAGGAGACACAACACCACCCTCACAGGTTGATGGTGTAATAGTAAGCACCCCTATAGATTATACTTTCAGGGTTGATTGGAATGCGGCTACAGATAATGTTGGAGTTACGGGATATATTATAGAGGAATCAAATGATGATGTTACTTGGAATATTGCTGGAACTACAGCAAGTAATGTTACAAACATAACATTGGGAGGATATGCGGGAGGAGAATATAGAGCGTTTAGGGTTAGAGCACATGATGCTGCATTTAATGAGGGTGCTAATAGCGCTAATGGCCCTAGTACTAGTGGGTTTACAACAGGAGCTTTTGTATAGTTATTAATTTAAATTTATAAAAATGGAAACAGTAGTAGCAGTATTATTCGGGATGGCTTTCGGAGCTATCATTGTTTTAGGTATAATAAAAACACAAAAACCTAAAACACCAACAAAAACAAGTAATGGGAACACCTCTGGGGGCGGTGGCTCAATTGAGACAGATAACCAAGAGGTCAAAGATAACAATGACCACTTTGAACAAGCACAGTAAATGATCTACCTAACCTGTCAACCAGCTACTAAAAGGTTTGCTTGGGAGGTAGAAGTACAATTGGAAAACTTTAAGCTTATGGGAATAGCACCACAAAATACACATGTGGTGCTAGGCCTAGAGCATTATCAAATACCTATAGAATGGTATAAGCTTAAAGAAAAGTATCCCCTAGTAAAATTCTTTTTTTATAAAGATACCAGGATAGATAACTCTTACTCACCTTCTATTCAATCACATATATTAGAAAAACATTGGATTCACAATCCTTACTTGGCATCTGAAGCTATATTATTCATAGACTCAGATGTCCTGTTTACAAGGATGCCAGATTGGACTGATTATTTAAAAGATGATAATTGGTACTTCTCTGATACTATCTCATATATAGGGGCTAACTACATAAAGTCTAAAGGTGAAGAATTATTAGATATGATGTGTGGTATAGTAGGTATATCAAAACAACTTGTTATATTTAATCAAGAAAATTCGGGGGGTGCACAGAAACTCATTAAGAATGTAACATCTGATTATTGGGCAAATGTATACAATAAATCAAATAAGATGTTTAAGATAATGACACCAGTGGTCAATAAGCTATTCAATGAAAGAAAACAAAAAGGTATAAATGATGGCTACCCTTTACAAATATGGACATCAACAATGTGGGTTGAGTTTTGGGAAGGCTTATTACTAAATCGTAATGTAAGAGTAATAAAGTATATGGATTTCATGTTTGCTGTTAACCCCATAAGTGATTGGGATAAAATGTTATTTTATCACAATGCCGGTGTTGGTGATAGTAAAGGTGGGCTATTCTTTAAAGGTAGTTGGGTAAATGAATTACCCTATAATTATGAAATAGAAAAACCAAACACAAACCTTGCTGGGTATAAATATTATGAATTTATGAAGGCAGTAGGTAAAAACACATGTCTAACTTAAAACTAAATAATATGAAACCTAAAAAAAGTAAAACAACTATTGTAGCTTTAGTAGCTGCTGCCTTAATTGTAACATTCATTGTGGCTTTGTTTATGAAGCTTATTACTATGGCAGAACTTAATGAAGGTGTAGGGGCTATTACAGCAGCAGCTGTGGTAGTAATTGGGATACTAAGTAAAGATGCCTAAGGGTGTTAAAGCACCAGACTACTTTAACAAATCTTGATTAAGAATTTAATAAAACAACTTAAAGATGACTAACGCAGCGCAAGTAAAATTTAAAACCGATAACTTAACCCAAGTGGTTAAGACTCCTGCAAGTGGTATAACTTTTGTATTAGGACAGTCAGAGAAAGGCGCTTTTGCTAAACCAAGTTCTATTATAAATACCTGGCCACAATTTGTAGAGGAGTACGGGGGTTTGATAACCACTTCTGTAGCACCCCTTTTAGTTAAGAGGATGCTAGAGAAAGGTGCTCCAATAAGATTCGCAAGAATTGGACACTACACCGATGTAACTGATAGTTCAACATTAACAGCTACTAAGGCCGTTGCCTCTGATGATATCGTCGATGGCCTAAATGAATTATTTGAATTAATACCTAAGGACCCTGGAGCTTGGGGTAACGGCCTAAATGTATTTATCACAGCTGGTTCAAATGGCGGAGCTAATTACTTTGACCTTAATATCAGCCATGATACAGATACCACTGTAAATGAGGTTTACAAAAACCTAATTATCGAGGGTGCACCAAGTGCTGGAAATTCCAACTACTTAAATGATGTGGTTAATTACAGCAAATATTTTGATGTGGTATATAAAGATCTTTCAGCACCTTTGGTAGCTGCTGAGGCACCTTTCACACCAGCACCAATTGCAATAGCATTCACAACTGGTACAGATGCCATTGGGGTAGTAGCAACAGATTACATAGGTGATTCAGCTGCATTAACGGGATTCCATGCATTTGATAACTACGATGATGCAATGCAAATAATCGTAGCAGATAGTATAGAAGACACGGTTCACCAAGCTGGAGCAGCTTATGCAGCTAACCGTAAAGATATATTCTACTTCTTGCACCTATCAAACTTGATAACAGATAAAACTGCTATCATTGCAAAAAGAGATGCTTTATTATTGGACACAAAATTTGCTGCAATCTTTGGTGGAGGCTTAATGGTATTAAACCCAACAAACAACCAGAAAATAAATATAGAAGCCATAACAGATATATGTGCATTAGCATCTAACTCCGATACTGAGTTTGGAGAATGGTATTCATTTGCTGGACCTAACAGGGGAGTAATAGATAATGCTCTAGGGGTAATCAATAACTTTGGTTCACCAGCAAAGGCAGCTGACTTAGACAACTTAGCCAACCGTCAGATTAATATGATTATCAATCGCAATAATGGTATTAAACTTTGGGGTAACTTTACAGCTCAAATAAAAACTGACCAAGAGTCACAGTTAAGTATAGCGAGGTTAGTGGTATATCTACAAAAAAGTTTAAAACCATTACTAGAGGGTTACCTAGAAGAACCCAACGACATTCCAACTTGGAAACGAATATTCTATACAGTAAGCCCTTTCCTAGATACCTTAGTAACTAAGAGAGCAATGTTTGGATATCTATGGCAAGGTGATCAAGATGCAGCATCACTTGATAACTTAATCATCAATAATGCAACTGATGTAGGGCAAGGTAAATATAAGATTAAATTCTCAATAAAACCAATTGCTTCAATCCAAGAGATTAACGTGGTTATCACATTAACTCCAACAGCAGTTAGCTTTGAGACATTACTATAATTTAATTTCCTAAAAACCAAATAACATGGCAAATATAAAAAGCCCTAGAAAGAAGTTTAACTTTAGCATACAAATTGTACCTGCACCGATAAACCCTTTCTTAGCACAGAAAGTAACAGCACCTGAAATATCATTGGGGGTAGCTAAACATGGGGATACTAACCATGATATTAAAACAGCTGGTAGAGTAGAAGTAGGGGACATTACTATCGAGAAAATCATATCTACCTCGGGGGCAGATAACTATTTCTTCGATTGGTTAAAATCCTGTCAAGATGAACTCATCGGTGGAGGTCTAGTACCAGATGAATATAAAAGGCAAATCATCATAACTGAGTTGGCTGAGGATGGAACATCAATCCTTAATACCCATTTAGCTATTGGAGCTTGGCCTAGTAAGATCAATGGAATGGACTTCGATAGGATGAGTACAGAGAACTCTGTAGAGAGTATTACATTAAGCGTAGATAAATACGATAAGATATAAGTAACAACGCACTAGAAGTTGTTATTTTACAAGATAATAGGGGACTGTACAAGTCCCCTATTATTGTTTATAATAGAAGTTTAATTTAAAAATACCTACAAAATGCAAACAGAACAAGAACAAGCCAAAGAATTACTTTGGGGGAAAACCAAAGAAGTATTATCACCTTCGGGTAGATTATTTACCATCAGAGAACAAAATGGTGATGATGATGATATATTGTCAAATGGCGTATTACAAAAGGATTTATCTAACCAGAATAAATTCATACAAGGGATTGTAATAAAAGCAGACACTGAATCTGGTAAACTTACTAATGCCGATATGGATAATATGTTATTGAAAGATAAATATTTCCTACTATTTGCAAGCCGTATACACTCTATGGGTGAGATAGTTGATTTCACCTATGACTGGAAAAACCGAGGGGGCTTAGTAGAATATGATGATGATATCACAAAGTATATCTGGGATTACTCAACAGAGTTTCCAACCAAAGGTCATGAAGATTACTTTGAATACAGAATGGAGCCATACACTGCAGATGCAGATAAGACACAAGAATTAGTATTAGATTCGGGTAAGAAACTTACCTTTGAGTGCTTAAGAGTTAAAGATGAAAAGTTAATGCTTAAACTAGAAGCAAGTCAGATAACAGTTAACCGGGAGTTACTACAAAGAAACTTAAAACTACAAATGCCAAATGGTGAATTTGTAAGAGTACAGAGTTTCAAATTCTTTACAAAAAAAGATATGATGCAAATACATAAAGCAACTAATCTAATTGATTCACCATTTGCACCATTAACAAAGATTGAGAGTCCAAATGAAGGGGTACAACCAGTGTATTTTCCAATAATTTCTTCGCCCCATTTTTTCTTTCCGGAGGAGATTTAGAGGGAGATTACTTCTACCTCTCCAAGTCAGGATTCAACTTTGCCTGGCGAGAATACATGACTTTCACAATGAGTCGTAAAAAGAAGTTTATGGATTTAGCAAAGGAGTATAATAAAAAACTAGAAAAATAAAATGTTAAACGTATCAGGAGGTAACTTAGCTATTGGAATATCCCTTTTAATGAGGGATGGTTTTAGTGGGCCAGCTGCAACAGCTGGTGCCTCTATGACATCGTTACAACGAAAACAACAGGCTTTAATAACATCACAAACAACTATGGCTCGTAATGCTAACCTATTAGGCGCAGCCATAGGTGTTGGTGTTATGGGTAAGATGGCTGGCTGGGTTCAAGAAGGTGCTAAGTATGGTTATACTTTAAAGTATGTAAGTAGCTTAACAGGCAGTACTGCCGCTGGTATGGCTAAGCTAGATCAAAGGGCTAAAGATTTAGGGCAGAATACCATGATGTCTCCAATGGAGATACTTTCTGGTATGAGATATATGGCGATGGCCGGTCAAACATCTGCACAGATATATGACAACATAAAGGCAGCAACCAATATGAGTATTGCCACCCTTACAGAATTAGGGGGTAAAGGAGGTGGAGCGGATATCTTAACAAACGTAATGGCAGGTTTTGGGATAGCCTCAGAACATGCTGGTCGAGTAGCTGATGTACTGGTAACTGCAACCACTGGAGCAAATATTTCATTGATGGACTTAGGTGAATCAATGAAATATGCAGCTTCAACAGCAATGGATTTAAATATTGGACTAGAGGAAGTATCAACAATGGCGATGATGGCCGGTAACGCGGGTATTCAAGGGTCTATGGCTGGTACTGCTATTGAGAATATGATGAGGTACCTAGCTATGGCAACATCTGGTGATAGGCTTAAAGCTACAGAAGCATTAGGTGCTATGGGCTTACGACCAGAAGATCTTAAGGATGCACAAGGTAACCTTAAATCAATAGGCGCTATCATGCACTTGATATCCAAACAAGTTGAGAAAACTGGAGCTGGTACTGCTGATAGGCAAAACTGGTATATGAGATTATTTGGGGTTAGGGGTAAGAGAGAAGGTTCTCTTATGTTAAGGAACATGCAGGATTATGATACTTTCCTAAATGAGCTTAACACTAAATCAATTGGTATGGCTGATAAAGTAGCAGAAGGCCAAATGGATACCCCAGAAGGTAGAATGAAACAATGGACTGATACCTTATTCAATTTAAAGGTAGCATACACTGAAGCACTTGAACCAGTATTAAAACCATTAATCTGGGCACTCAGTACACTGGTAAAAGTTTTTGGTGATGTAATAAAAACTAAGTTTGGGAAATTCCTATTAATACTTGGTACAGGCTGGGTAATAGCTAAGACAGCAACTATGGCTTACCGGGCTGTAATGTTAACCATATCATTACTCACTGGGCAATTGGGGGCTGGTATGGTAGCTACTGGTAACTCAACAGTTATGAGTTACAATGCAATGACCGCAGCAGCCACTAGATACCGCAGCGTATTAACAGGTTTAGGACTAGGTGGTGGAAGTGCTCCAGGCATTATGGGAGCTGGTATAGCAGCTGGTGTAAGTCGTACAGCAAGAGGTGGCTGGAGAGGGCCTGGTATGACCGGATTCATAACAGCTAATGCTGCACACCAAGCAATGTATGGACAACAATTTGGACCCCAAAATTTATCCAAGACAGGTAGGTTCATGCATG